TTACTCTTGTTCATTAGTTGGATCTCCTAATAAAGATTCTAAGGTATATACTTTGTAAAATTTCATAGATGATTCATAAGACCAAAAATAGTCCATATCAAGAACATGCCACATAATATATTCACTAACTGTATCAAACACAGATATAGTGTATTCACCATAAAAGTATTCTCCTCTAGGACTATCATTCATAGGGAGAAATGTTTTAAATTTTCTTTTACGGTTATTTAACATTTTAAATAATCTCATTATGCTACCTCTATCATGTTATATATTTGATTTAAACTATGTTTATTAGATTTATTATCACTGATTGGCGGGATATCTTCAAAATGATACTCAGTAATATAGTCAAATGTATCTTTCCTAGCATAAGGATTAGCACATTCTTCTACGAACCCATTACTACAACTAACAGGTACAAATGATACGTCACCATCTTTACGAGTATATTCAAATACACATATTATAACAGGGTGATGACAGGTAATCATACTAATAGTATACTGACTATTATCAGCATGCCACTCAGCATAATCATTATTAGTCTTGAACTCTTTGACAATGTATTTAGTATTATTTACAGACATAATAGGTTAATCCTCCAGATTATAGTTATTTATTGTTATTTATAATTTCTATTGCTCTATCAATAGTATCAACCATTATTTCACGGTTCTCAACATCACCACGCACATGGTCAAACCTTGTTTTAACATCAACTATCAATTCTTTAATTCTATTGAGATTCTTTACACATTCTTCATCAAACATAATATATTTGTCATGAGCTGCAACATACTTAATAAATCTATCAGACATAAAGCATTTACTCCACATTTTATCCCATGACTCATTATTTTTTATATATATCTCTAGTGATGGGTGAGAAAGACATATATCTATTGTTATGTTTCTATTAAATATATTCCAACTGATACGATACACATTTAACAGCTTTGCTACATTATATTTATAGAATGTCATAATATGCTCCAATTATTTATCTGTGTCCACCTTGCCGAAGGGTGATAATGTTAGGACTACGGCCCAGTCACTATTATCTATTAAGATAACAACACCACAGATATTTAGTAGCGGGGGCAAGAATCGAACTTACCAGAGTCGGGATATGAGCCCAACATTGCAACCAGCATTCCCCGCGATCATTTAAATCAATAGGACTTACACACATTGCAGAGGGCATGAAACTATCGGGTCAATAGCCAGTACCTACAAAATAATGATGCCTATAAATATATTTAAAGTGTTTGCCCAAGTTACACAAGAATCATGTATAATATGAGATAAAAGTACGAGCGACATGATCTTTTATATTCACCTGATGCACCAGGCGCCACGCTCCTTGTTTCAGTTTTAACACTCGCACTCATTTATTTATGACACACAAAGCCGTGTCACTTGGCTAAAACGCTGTTAGGGTACGGCTATCACCTCGACCCTTAGCGTTTGTTGGTTTTACTCCTCTTCGTTGACTTGAATCTCAGGTATCTTCTCGTCTTCTTCCTTGAATGTTACTACATCCTTACCATATAGCGTCTGAGATACTAAGTTCAATGCCTTCAGATTATCAGTACATGCTTTAACAACATCCCGCTTACTAGTAGTCCACCCACCGAGTAGCTTGTTGTAGGAGGCCCTTGATGGCGCCTTCTCATGGTTCATTAACATTATACCTAGGTACTGCTTAGCCTTCTTCACTAAGCCTTTATAACTCATGTCTATGTCTGGCATGATTACTCCTTATTGTTTATTAATTAATTACTATATAATTCTATTAAAATGAAATTTAACTGAAATCGTATATACGAAAACCCCCGAATGGGGGTATATAGTGGTAAAAAGGTTAAGCATCAAAATCCTATAATTTTTTTTTGTAAACAACTTGGTCGTATCACTTGATTCATATATATATTTTACATTAGATTATGGGCGGTGGTTGGGTAAAGGAAAGATAATGTGTAGTAGAAAAAAGAAAAAATGGCCGAAGAATTTAAAGAAATATCAAATTTAAGTTTATCTGATCAAGAGGCTATTTTAGAAACAATGTCTGAATCGTATGCTCCCATACAAATAGATAATAGAGTATATATGATACCAGACCCAGTAAATGATTTAATAGATAGTTTAGTAAAGCAATTAGAAGAACATGGTTGTAAGGTAACAATAGGAGAGTTAATTGGAAAAAAGGGTAATTAAAGGTGTACCCCATTATGTATATGAAGATTATGAAGAGTTTAAAGAAAATTGCCCGAGTGAGGAAGTCCATGATGATTGGAGAACTGGAAACGAAGGTGATTGGATTTACTCTGATGATGGCCGCATAGTTCAATTACTTAAAGTAAGTAAGAATGTCAACCACCCCGGTGACAGGAAGAACTATAAATATGCAAATGGTTGGGTGAGAACCGTAGTAGGTAGTTTTTTAAATAGACATACAGTGCAAATGGATACTGATTTCAATTCACATCCAAATAGGTATACATTTAGTAAAACTATTAAAGATACCAACAAAAGAATAAAAGAAAGAAAAAAAGTAACTAACAAAGAGAAGATGTTTGCTACTAATATTGTGGTAGGCATGGGAGCTGTAAATGCGTATAAGAAAGCGTATAATGAAATATCTGATAATAAAGCTGGTAAGAAAGCAGCTGTACTACTTAAACAGGAAAGAGTTATGAAAGAAATAGAAAAATCAGTATTAGATGTTGCGAAAGGTCTTGGTATTGACCATGAGTATATATTAAATAAGCTGAAGCATCTTGCTGATTATAGTGAAGATGATAATATAATATTACAGTCTACTAAAGAACTAGGTAAGATTGTAGGAACTTCTGGTAATCATGTAAAGAAAATAGAAACTGGTATAGTAGGAATGTTTCAGGGATTTGGTTCTGAAGATTTGCAAATAGCAGATAGAAAAAAAATGCTTAATGAATCTAACTTAGAAGAGGAATAATGATAAAGAAAGATGCGGATGGCAATATAGTAGGCTGCGATAAATGCGGTTCTAGGCAAGTTAAAAAAGATGGATGGCAGTACTGGAAACATTCAAAAAGACAACGATGGACATGTCTTGCTTGTGGCAAAAAAATGCTCAATCCAAAAATTTTAGAGAAGTCTCCATTTCAAGCAGAAATAAAAGAAGTAGAAAATATCCCTATAGGTGAAATAATAGAGCATAGGGAAAAGCAATTTAATCAAAAATTAAAATCTAGAAAATCTAGAAAACTTATAAATATAAAAATCAACCTGAAAGGCCCGGTGGGAGTATTACACTTTGGAGACCCTCATGTTGATGACGATGGAACTGATCTATCTCAAATATATTCTTTATGTAATTTAGTAAATGATACAGAAGGTTTGTTTGCTGGTAACTTAGGAGATATACAGAATAATTGGATAGGTAGATTATCTGCATTATATGGACAGCAATCTACATCAGCAAAAGAGTCTTGGAGATTAACCGAACACTTTGTTAATCAAGTAGATTGGTTATACTTAGTAGCAGGGAATCATGATGTATGGAGCGGAGACGGAGACCCTTTAGAATTTATAATGAGAGAACATTCTGGTATATATGAACAATGGGGAGCAAGACTTAATCTTATATTTCCTAATAATAAAGAAATAAGAATTAATGCTAGGCATATGTTTAAAGGTACTTCAATGTGGAATACAGCTCATGGTGTAGCTAAAGCAGCTCAGATGGGTTGGAAAGACCATATACTTACTTGTGGTCATACTCATGTCTCAGGGTATCAAGTATTAAAAGATGCAGCTAGTGGACTTATAAGTCATGCAATTCAAGTAGCATCATTTAAAATAATAGACAGTTATGCAGATAAACTAGGATTAGATGATAAAAATATCTTTAATGCTCCAGTTACTATTATAGACCCATATTATGAAGATGATGATAATAGATTAATTACTACTATCTTTAATCCTTACGAAGGCGCTAAATTTTTAGAATATAAGAGAAATCAATGGAAAGAACACAAAAAGAAAACGAAATCATTTTAATACCGACTCTTGGATATTGGCATTTAGCTAATAAAGGGCCTAACCAACATATACATCATAAGGATGGTAATTGTTCCTATTCTTATCATCAAATGAAATTTATAATAGATGGCAAATATAAATACACAGAATGTCTCAGAAGCTGAAGAAGCTCTTAAATTAGCATATAAAGATTTAATTGCTTTTGGTAAATTATTCTTACCTGATGATTTCAGGAGAAGTGAGACTCCATTCTTTCATTATGAAGTAGCAGATGTAATAGATGATCTTTCAATTAAACAAACTGCTATTATTATTCCCAGAGGTCATGGTAAAACAGTTTTAACTAAAGCATCTATATTAAAAGACTTTGTTTTCTGTAAAGATGATTTCTTATTTTATGCTTGGGTTTCAGCTACGCAAAAGTTAAGTGTAGGGAATATGGATTATATAAGACATCACTTGGAATTTAATGATAGAATTAAGTATTATTTCGGAGACCTGAAAGGTAAAAAATGGACAGAAGAGGATATAGAACTATCTAATGGCTGCAAACTTATTTCCAAGAGTAATGTCGCTGGGATACGGGGTGGAGCCAAACTACATAAAAGATACGACCTTATTGTACTCGATGACTTTGAACATGAAGCAAACACAATCACAAAAGAAGCAAGGGATAAAAACGCTAATCTTGTTACCGCCGTTGTGTATCCTGCTATCGAGCCTCACACTGGTCGCCTTCGTGTTAACGGGACTCCTGTACACTACGATAGCTTTATTAACAATCTTCTTACAAATTATGCCAAAGCTAAAAAAGAAAATAAAGAGTTTGCTTGGAAGGTAATTACCTATAAAGCCTTTATAGATGAAGATACCCCACTCTGGGAATCGTTTTTTAATAAAAAGAAATTAGAAGAAAAGAAAAAGTTTTACGCTGATTCTGCTATGCCTCAGAAATTCTATCAGGAATATATGATGGAAGTAATGAGCGCAGAAGATGCAGTATGGACTAGAAGACATATAAAATATTGGAATGGATACTACAAACATGAAGATGGTATTAATTATATAGTAAGAGATGGAGAAGATATTCCAGTGCATACATTTATAGGATGTGACCCTGCTACTGATATTGATACAAAGTGGTCTGACTTTAGTGTAATAATGGTAATTGCTATAGATACTAATAATGAATTATATGTATTAGAGTATGAAAGACATAGGAGTATTCCTACTATAGGAAGTAAAGATCCATCAACAGGAGAGATTATAGGTAGGAAAGGTGTAGTAGATTATATACTAGAATTACACCAGAAATATAATTGTACATCATCTACAGTTGAAGATGTAGCTATGAATAGAAGTATCTTTCAGGCCCTAAATGATGAAAGAAGACGTATAAACCGCTTCGATATAGCTGTAATTCCAGAGAAACCGGGTGGTTCTAACAAAAGAAACCGTATATATAGTGGTCTTTCAGGTCGCTTTAGTACAGGTAACGTACATTTACGGAAAAATATGTTTGATTTAATTAACGAAATACTTACTTTCGGGCCGAAAATGGCTCATGATGATACCATAGAGTCTCTTTATTATTCACAAGTACACGCTTTTCCGCCGAATATGAAGAAAGATAAAGAGAAGAAATCTTGGTTCAAGCCAAAGAAAAAAGCAAAAAGTTGGATAATAGCATAAAATAAAGGAGTTACTGATGCCAGCAGCAAAGAAAAAAAGAAAACTAGGAAAATATAAGGGAATAGACTTTATACAGAAATTAAGAAGGAAGAAACTTGGAATTAAAAAAGATGAAGAAGCAGGTCGCGTAGGAGCTAAAGCTAAATCAGCAGTTAAAACAAAAGGTGGTACTTACGTTAAATACAAAAAGAAATCAGCTTCTGCTAAAAGTTTCAGGTCTGCATTTAAATCATCTTGTAGTGGAGAAGCTAAGTCATTTAGTTGGCAAGGAAGATCTTACAGTTGTGCAAAGAAATCTGATAAGAAAAAATCTGCACCTGCTAAAGATTCACCTAAAAAAGATAGCAGGGGATTTAAGTTAAGTAATAAAGCTACAAGAGAAATGAGAGGCGGAGGTGGCAGAGGTTAATGCCTAGATTTGGTAGAAAATCTAAAGAACGATTAAAAGGTGTTGATGCGAAAC